GTGTCTGACGCTAAGTTTTTTATTGACGCAGACCAACGCGACCAAGCGCTCGAGTCCATCGAGATGCTATACAACATCGCAGAAGTCTTATATGACCGCCTTGTTGCGGCACAGGAGAAGCCAAATGAAAACAAGTGAGGTGTTGCAACGGGTGTGGGTGCACCTAGGTGATGGTAAGCAACCGATGGTGGCGCACCGAAGATTTATTTGCATTGCGCTTGAGTACCTGTATTACACGGTAGGTGTTATTGGTGACCGAGACAGAACCCGTGTGAAGAAGCTGATACATGGGCATCTTGACGGCGCGTGCTCGCTTGAGCATTGGCTTGACATACACCATGGCATCGAAGTTAAAAACAGCAGGGCATACCGCAGGAAGATTATGGTCACGCGCCATGCGTGGCTTGCACATTTGATTGAACACTACCGAAGCAAAGGAGATTGACATGAAGAAAGTTGTGATAACTAAATATGAATGCGAAATTTGTGGCACGCAGTATGAGACACAAGAGCGTGCGATTGCTTGTGAGGCTATACCAATCCAGCACGACAGAGGCGTTAAGGTTGGTGACCTAGTGCGCATTACCGCAGGTGACGGCACGGGGCAGTTTTGCAAGGTGGAGAAGGTCTGCATACACCAGCCGGGCTGGGGACCAAAACAGTATGACCACAGCGTTTATCTGACGGGACAAGTGGTCGATAGCTGGGGGCACCGTCAACTTTCTTTTAACTCTTACGAGGTATTACCATGACTGACACACGATACAACGGCTGGACTAACTACGAGACATGGTGCGCGGGGTTGTGGCTCGACCAAGACGCAGGGTACTGGAGTGACACGGCGCAAGACATATTGCGTCAAGAAAACAACGACAGAGAAGACGCGGTGTACGAACTTGGGCAGGTGATGGAGAGCTACCACGATGAGTTCATGCCTGCCGTGGAGGGTTTATACGCTGACCTTCTCGGTGCTAGCATGAGCCGCATCAACTGGCATGAAATTGCCGGTCACTACATTGATGAGGTGTTCATTGACTCGCCTGATGAGATCGAAGAGTGACCACTAACTTGTCTAGCGCTTGACAATCTCAAGCGTCTAGGCTACATTTCTTTTGAAGGAGCGCACATGACTATGTACAGAGGAAGAACCAATCGCTTCAGGTTCGACAGAGCTAAAAGCATGGCTACAACGCCAGAGCGTATTGATGCGTTGCTACATCAAGCAACGCTGGTCAACCCTACGCCACCGCTTAGCGCAGGCGCAATCGAAGCAAAGCAAAACATGGAGAAGGCAAAACAACTGAAAGGACAAGCTATGCCTGACATCACTACTGCCCTGAAAACTGCACTTGAGAACAGCAAACGAGAAGCGTTGAACAAGACGCTCAATGCGTGGGAACAAGACGAAAAAGAAACACAACTGGAGAAGCCTGTGGCTATTGGAAAACAAAACGTATTTGAAGTAACTACCAACGTAACACGCGCCACGTTTGAATACGTGCGAGACAACCCACGATGCAAGAAAGAACAGATACTCAAAGGGCTTAGCCAGTACAACGAAACATCTGTCGGTTCATTGCTTGCACAGTTCGTATTGCAAGAGCGCATCCATCGCAACGAGCAGGGTGAGTACACCGCACTCACCAGCGAATACAAACCCTTGGTGACACGCGCACGTTGGTACAAACTCAAAGGCATCGAGCCAGCGAAGAAACGCACCCGTGAGAAAGGTAAGAAAGTCATCATCGTCAAGCGCCGCACAGTCGAGGATGTTGAGGCAGCACGTGCCGCTAGTGGCATCGAGACGCTGGCTGTGGCAGAGGCTAAGAAGTATGGCAGTTTCAAACAACACAAGCCTATGTCACCAGAGGAAATTGTCAACACGCTCAATGTGATGCAAGCGCGCCAGCTGTATGACTACTTGAAGCACGTGTTCGGAGGTTGATATGTTGAGACGTATCTACGCTATCGTCAAGCGGCGCGTCAAGCGCCGGCTTCTGGTGGCCATATACCGCAGACCTAAGATGGTTCATGCGTCGACACGCAAAGAGGCACAGCACTACATAGATAACTATGGGTGGCCTACAACGCGTTGCTTCCCGCGCACGACAGGTGAAGCGTTCAAAGACGGCGAGTATGTCGAGTGGTTCTTCCCGCCCGAGTGTGACTGGCGCAACATCACACTGCTTACGCTTGGCGTCATTGCTTGGCTTGGTATCTGTTTTTACTTTGGAAGGAGTTGGTTATGAAAGAGTTGAAATCAGTTGTACGTTGTGTCGTGCCGTTCATTGTGACGGCGATCATGGTGTACCCGTTGATGGCAATCGTTGGTGCCAGCTTTGACCCGTTCATGTGGGAGCGAAGCGATCGAATGTTCTACGCAATCTGTGCTGTGTCGTTTGGCTGGGCGCTTATGTTGCGGGTACTGGAAGTTTCAAGGGAGGCTGTATGACTATATGTAAACATGACTGGCTGTTTGTCAACGGCATAACGAAACGCTTACGTTGCCGTAGGTGCGCTCAGCTTTCTTTCAACTTGGACTTGATTGACAAGCAAGAGGACGAAGAGTTCGAGCGCATCGAGCGTGAGCAGGCACAGGGCTGGCGCAAGCAACACATCGAACAGAAGAAGGAACTTGACCCGTACCGCAACATCGTGCTGGAAGAGGTGGCCTTGCAGTTCGACATGATGCCGGCACTCGGTGACACCGCCGCTAGCTTCGCCGCGTTTGTTCGGAACATGAAGCGATGATTGAAACAACCAAGACCTACACAGGGGACACACGCTGGAGGCAGAGCGCTTCTGGTGTGCGGGAGTTAACGTGCAGGGTAAGGGAGTACACCATCTGGAACTGCACCAAATGCAGTTTGTATTTTTGGACAAAGGAGAAAGCACATGAGCACGCATCAAGAGTACTGGGATGCCTGTCTGATAAAGGTGTGGCGTAACATTGGTACCTTCTACGACTTGAACAAAATGTTTCACTCGATCGTAGGCAAGTGGCCGACCGACATTGAACCGCGCTTACTGCGCACACCATTGCGTTGGACGCCGGGCAAAATGCAAGTTCGTTATTACGTAGCGCACTTCTTGCCGAAGATAAACGACCGCCTGCACGCACAGCCGCCGGAGAAAGATGTGTTCCTGCTACGCAAGTTGCAGGAGTCGAACTACGACACCGCCAAGGACTTCTTAAAGTCTGAGACGGAGAAGGAAAGAGTCGCCGTCAGCAAGCAGCACAGCGTGGCACGCAAGGTCAACGCGCACAACATCAAGGCCATCACTGAACGCAACCATGAGACCGACTGGAACAAGGTCAAGGGCGGCCATGTAGGGAGAGCAAGATGAAACAAAAGGAATACATAGAACTGTTCCACCGAGCGCAGGTTAACTTGGTTGCATTCAAACTCGTTGTCGAGTGCGACGAAGAACTGAAGGCCATGGTGGAGTTGGCGATCAAAGAAGAGCGTGAGGCGTGTGCAACAGTTTGCGACAGGCTTTTGGCAAATCCAAATACGGGTGGTGGCTGGTCTGATGCAACTATTGAATGCTCAGTTCAAATCCGAGCAAGAGGTGAAGCATGAAGTGCCCAGAGTGCGGCGCATGGTCGCTAGTTAAAGGAACGCGGGAGTCACCCACGTTTGGTCATATACGAAGGAGAGAATGTGCCAACTACCACAAGTTCACCACCCAAGAAATCCACGTCCCGCAAGAAGCCATCGACGAAGAGCGCAGAAAAAACGTGTTCAAAGCCGCAGCTATTGGACGTGAAAAGCGCATGGCCGTTCACAAGGGTAGACGGAAGACTACTTGAGCGCCTGCACAAGCAACGCTTTAACCTACTAGAAGAAAGCCCGATGTAATGTTTTACACAACCCAAATAGAATTGTTCCCAGAACTAAACCCAACGGAGAAAAAGCAAATGGAAGAAGCAGCACAAGTGTTCACCGCTATGGCGGACAAATACGAACAGCAACTCAACGGCACCCGCGCTGACGACATACAAGCAGGCGGCTCGCACTACAAAGACATGGGCGTCCAGCCGTGGACTGTCATGGAAGCGCTACTCACACGCGAAGAATTCATTGGCTACCTCAAAGGTAACCTCATCAAGTACGGCATGCGCCAAGGCAAGAAGGACTCGCCTGACGCAGAGAAGTGGCACCACTACAACATGAAGCTAAAGGAAATTCAACATGGCACTAACACCTGAAGGCCGCGTCAAGGCACGTTTGAAAAAACACTTGGATGCCATGGGCATCTACAACTTCTCGCCTGTGCAAAACGGGATGGGTCGTGCTGGCATCCCTGACATCATTGGTTGCTATGAAGGGCGCTTCGTTGCGTTCGAGTGCAAGGCAGGTAAGGGGAAGACCACGGCGCTACAAGACAGAGAGCTTGCCGCCATACAGACAGCCAAAGGGTTGGCGTTTGTCATCAACGAACATAACGTAGACAACATAAAGGAGTTACTGCAATGGAAAAGCTGAGAGAAAAAATCCTGCAAGTACAGGACGCCGCCGAGTTCTTGGAGAAGCTGGAGGCACTGTCGCCCGAGCGCCGTGAACATATGCGCATCGTGTTCAAAGGTTTGATCGAGTGCTATGTGCGCGACGATGTGCGTGCCGTGGTGGTCGTGAGCGAGGACAACAACCCGTTCGGGGAACTGCTGACCATCAACTGCAACGACATGGAAGCGCTCGGCATGCTGAACCAAATACAAGGGATGATGCACGAAATCGTGACGGCTGACGCACCGCCCAAGGAGATGATGAATTGAGTAAACCATTCAAGCACATCGTGTGCATTGACTTCGAAACCTATTGGGACAGCAAGGAGTACACGCTGTCCAAGATGACAACAGAGGAGTACATTCGTGACGAAAGATTCAAGGCGTTCGGTGCGTGCCTGCATGACTACGGCACCGACAAGGTGGTTCAGTGGTATAGGGCTGACGAGCTTACTCGTATTCTGTCTACGTATGACTGGTCTGTTACTGCTGTGCTGGCTCACAACGCTCAGTTTGATGTTTCAATCCTTGAGTGGGTCTATGGTGTTCATCCTTGCTTTATCCTTGACAGTCTTAGCATGGCTCGCGCACTCAGAGGAGTTGAAGTTGGCAACTCGCTTGCAAAACTTGCCGAAGCCTTCGGCTTACCGGCCAAGGGTCAGGCCGTGTACAGTACCAACGGTGTCCGCGAACTATCGCGGGAGATGGAGAAGGAACTCGCGGACTACTGCAAGCACGACGTCTATCTATGCGAACAAATATTTCATCGCCTTGCAGAAGGGTACCCAGCTAAAGAACTGCGTCTCATTGACATGACGTTGAAGATGTACACGCGCCCGGTCCTGCAACTAGATCAGGCGATGTTGACCAACGCACTACACGAAGAAAAGGAACGTCGTGAATCCCTCTTACAAAAGCTCAACATCGAAGAAGCTGACCTTGCGTCGAATCCAAAGTTTGCTGCCGTACTTGAAACGCTCGGGGTACCTGCCCCAACTAAAGTTAGTAAGACTACCGGCAAGCAAACACTTGCGCTGGCTAAGAACGACGCCCTTTTCCAAGCGCTACTCAACGGTGAACGTGAAGACATTGCCGCACTTTGTGAGGCTCGTCTTCGGGTTAAGTCAACAACCGAGCGCACCCGTGCTCAACGCTTCCTTGAAATCTCAAAGAGGGGCACGCTTCCGGTTCCGCTTTCTTACTACGGCGCGACAACAGGTCGGTGGACAGCCAGCAAAGGCAGCGCCATCAACATGCAAAACCTCAAGCGAGGCAGCTTCCTACGCAAAGCGATCATGGCACCGGTGGGGCACCAGCTTGTTGTCGGGGACTTATCGCAAATTGAACCGCGAGTACTCGCATGGCTTTCGGATTACGACGATATGCTCGACATCTTCAGGGCTGGCGGTGACCCTTATGCCGCTTTCGGCGCTCAGATGTTCAACATACCGGGTCTTTCAAAAGAAAGTCATCCAGACCTTAGACAGTCTGCAAAGTCAGCGCTTCTCGGTTGCGGGTACGGCCTTGGCTGGGCGTCTTTCGCTGCCCAGCTTCTCGTTGGATTCCTTGGTGCACCGCCCGTACGCTATGACAAAGCCTTTGCGAAGAAGCTCGGGGTTACATCAGATTATGTTGAGCGCTTTCTCGACTGGAAAGATAACGTCAAGAAGCTCGAGGCAATCCCACACACCTGCACAACACAAGAGCTAGTCATCCATTGTGTAGCGGCCAAGAAGATCATTGACATCTATCGTTCGACTGCGCACCCTGTTGTGGGGTTCTGGGAGTTGTGTGACCAACTGTTGGTGCGTTGCTTGGTTGGTGGCGACGAGTACACGCACAAAGGTTGCGTCACGTTCAAGAAGGGGGAGATCGTGTTGCCCTCTGGCATGAGCCTGCTGTACCCTGACCTGCGCCGTGAGCCTGAGTTGGACCCCGAGACAGGCAAGCCGTTGCGTGACCGCAACGGAAACATCATTACCAACTGGGTGTATGGAGAAGAAGGTATTAAACCGACTAAACTGTACGCTGGTAAGATAACAAACAACGTCACGCAGGGCGTAGCAAGATGCGTGATGACTGACGGTATGTTGAGAACCTCGAAGAAGTACTTCGTGGCGGGCACTGTGCACGACGAACAAATCGTTGTGGTGCCAGACGATGAGGTGGACGACGCTAAGACTTGGGTCTTGGCGCAAATGACTATGGAGCCACGGTATTTGCCGGGCATTCCATTAGAAGCTGACGGTGGTGCACACCGCCGTTATGGGTTGGCTAAAAACTAAGGAGAAGTGATGGATGAGTTTTATGAACGCGTCAAGATCACGTTTACAGCGGACGTAGTTGTTCTGAAAAACAAAGGCGACCAATGGCTCGATGACTTGTACGGACATCTCGATTACCAAGTGCGGGGCGGAAACACCGGGATGCTTGTAGGGCAGACACTAATACATATACAAAAGGAGAAAGCAAATGAACCTACCACGCAAACTTAAAGTTGGCGACAAGTGGTATTCGATCGAGGTGGTCGAAGCCATGCGCGAGAAGGGTTACATGGGACGGGTGTACTACCCCGAACAGAAGATCAAGATCGGCAAGAAGTCTGCTGCCAATGGGCGCAAGTTCTCAAAGGCTGACATGCACGACACGTTCTGGCATGAGTTAGTCCACGCGATCCTTGCCGATATGGGCGAGCACCAGCTTAACAACAACGAGCGCTTCGTTACACGATTCGCAAACCGATTAACCAAAGCTATAGAAACGGCCAAGTTCGAATGACCAAAGTAACGTGGAGCCACAGCTCCTTGAAAGACTACGAAGGGTGTGCACGCCGCTACCATGCGGTGAAAATCTTAAAGCTCTACCCTTTCCAAGAGACGCAGGCTACACGCTACGGAACGCAACTGCACTTGGCCGCAGAAGAATATGTGCGTGACGGCAAGCCGCTACCTGCCGAGTTTGAGTTCATCAAGGGCACGCTCGATGCGCTCTTGGCCAAGCCCGGACGCAAGCTGGCCGAACAGAAGATGGCGTTGGACGAGAAGCTCAACCCCGTTGGTTGGTTCGACAAGACGGTGTGGGTGCGGGGCATAGCTGACTTGCTGATTCTCGATGACGACAACCTGACTGCATGGGTGGTGGACTACAAGACGGGCAACAACAAATACCCAGATCGTGACCAACTCAAACTCATGTCGCTCATGGTATTCAAGCACTACCCGCACATTCGAGAAGTCAAGTCAGCCTTGCTCTTCGTGGTGAAAGAGGATATGGTTAAGCACAATATGTCGATCGAAGAAGCCGACGCTGAATGGTGGAAATACCGTGAGCGCGTAGGTCGAATCGCCGCCTCTATGGAGGCCGATGTATGGAACCCAAACCGCACCCCGCTATGCGGATGGTGCCCTGTTAAGTCATGTGAATTTCATAAGGAGCATTAATCATGACGCAAGTGAACGGCAAGCGTGACTACAAACACGCATACAAGTTGCAAAAGAAATCTGGCGAGACCGAAGACCAGTTGGAACGTCAAAAGGCTAGACGCCTGTATGACAAGAAAGGTATCAACCGCGCAGGTAAAGACATCGACCACAAGGTGCCTTTGCGCAAAGGCGGTAAGACCACAGCCGGCAACCTACGCCTGAGAAACAAGAGCGCTAATCAAGGCGACAACAAATAACACGGAGAAGCAATGGAGATCATCGAAGATAAGGCACTACTTTTCAGAACCAGATCACCAGACAAGTACAGCATCATTCCACGTAGCCAGATCGTTGAGCAATACGACGATGGTTCTGCGGAAGTTGCTGTCTTCTGGGGGCTGGATGAAGCGCGTGTGCTGCGCAATATGGGCGTGAAGAACGTTCCATCACCTATCGTTAAACGCTACGACTGGCCGGGCAAGTACAAGCCTATGGCTCACCAAGTTGAGACGGCATCGTTCCTGACGCTACATCGCAAGGCATTCGTGTTCAGCGAACCCGGCACAGGCAAGACGCTCTCTGCATTGTGGGCGGCAGACTACTTGATGCAACGCAAAGAGGTGCGTCGCTGTTTGATTCTGTGTCCTTTGTCGATCATGCAGTCAGCGTGGATGCAGGACTTGAACGCAAGCATTATTCACCGTAGCGCTGTCATCGCCCACCACCCGCAAGCATCGCGTCGCATAGAGATGATTCAGCAGGACTATGAGTTCGTCATCACCAACTATGAAGGCTTGAATCTGATCGCTGGTGAAATCAACGCCAACGGCAAGTTTGATCTGGTCATCGTCGACGAAGCAAACGCATACAAGACCGTTACTACCAAGCGTTGGAAGTCGTTGCAGTCAATCATCAAGCCTGACACTTTGTTGTGGATGATGACGGGTACACCTGCATCGCAGTCACCCGCTGATGCGTATGGCTTGGCCAAGCTCGTGAACCCTAACGGTGTGCCCAAGTTCTTTACTGCGTGGCGCGACTCGGTGATGAACAAGATCACCATGTTCAAGTGGGCACCCAAGCCCAACGCTACTGAGGTCGTGCACCAAGCGTTGCAACCATCCATCAGGTTCACAAAAGACCAATGCTTGGACTTGCCGCCAGTCATCACGATGACACGCGAAGTGCCGATGACACCACAGCAGAAGAAGTACTACGACCTGCTCAAAGAGCGCATGCTGATTCAAGCCGCAGGGGAAACAATCAGCGCGGTCAATGCCGCTGCTGGAGTGAGCAAGCTGTTGCAGATCAGTTGCGGTGCTGCCTACACCGACGACAAAGAAGTTGTCGAGTTCGATGCCGCGCCTAGGTTGAACGTGCTGGAAGAAATCATGGACGAGACGAGCCGCAAGGTCATCATCTTCGCGCTGTTTCGCTCTAGCATCGACACCATCCACACGCACTTCGAGAAGCAAGGCATCAAGTCTGCGGTCATCCAAGGTGATGTAAAACCAACAGCACGCGCTGACATCATCCGCAGATTTCAGAACGAGCCTGACCTTCGCGTGTTGGTGATGCAACCACAAGCTACTGCACACGGGATTACCCTGACAGCGGCAGACACGGTTGTATTCTATGGACCTCTTATGTCGGTGGAACAGTACATCCAATGTATTGCACGCGCTGATCGCAAGGGTCAGAACTCAGACAAAGTGACGGTCATTCACATCGAGGGTTCGCCCATCGAAAAGAAAATGTTCAAGGCACTTAGCGGGAAAGTGAGCGACCACTCACTATTGACGCAACTCTTCGACACCGAAATTAAATCTTGAAAGGGGGTTCCAACTTCAAAAAAGTTCATGTACACTTGTCAAACACTAGACAGAAAATAAACGGAGAAGCAAATGAGTGAAGACACTATTCCCCTCGATAAACTCGCAAGGGTCTATCGCAAAATTCGCGATCAGATTTCTACGCTGACCAAGGAATACGACACCCAAGTCGAGGTTCTGAAAGCCCAGCAGGAAGAAATCAAGAACGCGATGAAAGATCAGATGCAGGCGCTGGGCGTCACGTCTGTTCGCACACCCCAAGGCACAGTAGTTATGTCTGTGAAGACACGCTACTCGACAGCCGACTGGGACTCGTTCAAGAAGTTTGTAGTTGAGCAAGACGCACTTGACCTGTTCGAGAAGCGTATTGCCCAAGGCAACATGAAACAGTTCCTCGAAGAAAACCCCGGGGTCGTACCGCCCGGACTCAACTCAAACGCTGAGTATGACATTTCGGTACGCAAACCTACCTGAGAAAACTATGAGCAAAAAACAAATGGAGGCGCTTGACGCGCCCAGCACGTTAAACGCCGGCGCTGTTGCGTCGGTGGCAACACCGGAAGTCGACCAAGGCTGGAAACGTGAGACAGCGTTGCAACTGGCGATTTCCCACCACAAGACCAACGGCGGTATGTTGACTGCACAGCAGTTGATCGACAACGCAAAATATTTCCACGCTTACCTTACAGGAGAAACAAAGTGAGCAACGTAGCTTTATTCAACCCCTCAAACCTCCCCGCCTTTGCCAAGCGCGGTGAACTTTCTGAAACAGCCAAAGCCCTGATGGGTAGTGGCGGCAACGGCGGCAAGCGCATCTCGATCAAGGGTGGCGTGTTCCGCCTGATGGTCAACGGCAAAGAAGTGACTGCCATCGACGAGCGTTATTTGGATGTGGTGATCGTCAAGGCCGCCCCCAAAGTGGCGCGTACCTTTTTCTTGGAAACTTATGACAGCGACAAACCTGCTGCACCCGACTGCTGGTCAAACGACGGCGACACCCCAGACGCCAAATCAAAGAACCCACAATCCAAAACCTGCGCAACCTGCCCACAAAACGTCGCCGGTTCTGGTCAGGGTCAAAGCCGTGCTTGCCGTTACCAGCAACGCTTGGCTGTAGTGTTGGCCAACGACGTCGAAGGCGAAGTGATGCAACTGGCCCTGCCAGCCACATCTATCTTCGGTAAGGAAGAAGGCGACAACCGCCCCTTGCAAGCCTACGCACGTTGGTTGGGCGCTCAAAGCGTTGGCGCTGACATGGTTGTGACCCGCATGAAGTTCGACACCAAGTCCGAGTCACCCAAGCTGTTCTTCAAAGCCATGCGCTGGTTGACTGACGAAGAGTACGCGACTGCCCAAGAGCAGGGTGCCAAGCCCGAAGCCGCCCAAGCCGTTGTGCTGAACGTGGCCGCAGTTGATGCCAAGCCTGCCGACGCCCTTGAAGGTGCCGCACCTAAAGCAAAGGCCAAAGCCGCGCCAGCACCCGAAGCTGACGAGGACGATGAGCCACCAGCACCGGCACCAAAAGCCGCAAAGAAAGCCAAGGCCGCGCCAGCCCCAGTTGAGGACGACGAGGACGAAGCCGAACCCACCGTGAAAAAAGAGGCCAAGAAGCCCAGCGCGGTACCAGCCAAGAAATCCCTAGCCGACGTCGTTGGCGCATGGGATGACGAGGACTAAGTAAAACGGGGGGTTGAGGTGATATGGGCTGCAATGCCGCACACAACCCCCACCTATTTTTTAACCAAAGGAAAAGCAATGAAGAAACTTTTAGCAATCACCATGGCAGTAGCGGCATTGACCGCGTGCAATGAGTCCGTAGATCAGCGTATGCGTGACGGCGGAGCCGTGTCCAAGAGCAACGCCTTCTCGTTCCAAACGGTCGAGGAACAACGCGCCCAAGGCCGTGCCAACGCTGGCGCATCTGCCGCGGAATACCAACGCCAAAACCCCCGCATCGCTGGCTGGGAAACCATCGTGAAGGCCGACACAACCCACTCTTCAACCTGCCCACAAGGCGACGGTTGGGCCGAGGTGGTGTTCATGCGTGCTGAGCGTGAAGAAGGCAAGACCAAGAACTTGGAAATTCAAAAGGCCACCGTGATGTGCAGCACCGTGTCGTCAACACAAGGCTGCGTGATGGTGTCGCCTACCGACAACTGGTCTAAGCACCCAGCCAAAGCACAAGACGGTTCATGCGCATCAACGCTTGAAGTTCCGTTCCCCTTGCCGAAGGCAGTAGGTGCTAAATGAGCACAGTCGGCATTTTTGCTGGACGCGGTGACGTTCTCGTTGCTATGGGGTTGGCGCTTGTGATCGGCGTTTGGGTCGGTTGGAAGCTCAATGACATGCGTGACTGGTTCGTTGCCAAGTTCCGTAAGGGGGCGTGATGGCCGTCATTACCAGCACCAATGGCTACTTCGACTCGTATGGCGGACAACGCTACTACGAAGAACAAGAACGCCGTTACCGCGAAGAGATGCTCCGCCGACAATACATGGGGATGCAGCAACAGATGTACAACCCTAATACGGACACGTACGGGGGTGTCACAGCACAACAGATTCAGGAAGGCAAGAAGCCAGCGCCGATGCCCACGCTTGAACCTGACTACATATCAAACAAAAAACTTTTATTACTGGAGAAGTAAATGAAACTCAAACCGTTCGCAGAACTCGTTGGCCTGTCCAAAGAAAAGCTGTCAGCCGCACTCGCCCCCATCCGCGCTCGCAAGGTGCGCTCGCAGGCGGAGCTGGAGATGGCCAAGCTGGACGACGAACTGATTCGCTTAGAAGCCGAGGTGCAGGAGATGTGCGCCAAGGAAGAAATCGAATTTGCCAAGCTGCTCGACAAACTGGACAAAGCTGCGTTGCTTGAGCGCCGCCGCGAACAGTACGAAAACGTCTTGGAACAACTGTTTCCAAGCAAGAGCGTAACCGGTTAACTTTCAGGGGGAACGCTGTCGGCAATTTCGCCACGGATACCAGTGGCAGTCAGTACCCCACCTTACCTATGCCCTACTCACAAAAAATGATTAACGACGTCGCTGACGCACCTAAGTCGCTGGGTAACCAGCTCGGGCGCTGGGCGATCTACCACGACTTCTCGGTGGTGCGCGTGTCCAAAGCCTTGGGCGTGACGCGCCAGACCGTTTACAACTGGTTCTTAGGCAAGGACATCTTCCCCGCCTACGTCGACCGAGCCGAGCTACTGCTCAAAGTCCTACAGAACGCGAATAGCGCAGATGACGCATGGAGAAAAATATGCAAACACTACAACCTCGAACCTTGAGTAACTCGGAACTCATTAACCGGTGCGCCATGATTTTGATGGACGAAGAGGACTTGCCTTCGGCCTACCAGCAAGAACTGTTGCGCCGCTTCACGGCATTGGCACCGCTGGATGAGTTCCCGCCACGCGACGAAAAACAACTCGACCTCTTCAAATAAAACCAAGGATACCCATGACCCCGCTTGATTTCCTAGCGGTTGTTTTGCCGTCCCCGAACCACGGGTACTACTGCGCGGCAGAACTCAGCACAAAAAAGAAGGAGCATATTTATGTTGAGGACATTTCAGATTTCTACCCGAAGGCCGACCAATGGGTGGCCGACAACAAAAACGTTTTCTTTGCGCTAGCCACATTCGAGAAGTCGGGCAAACGCACGGCTGAGAACGCACGGCACATCAGATCGCTGTTCATTGACATGGACGGCTACGCCAGCAAGAAGCAAGCGGCGTTGGCACTCAAAGCGTTCCTTGCCGAAACTGGGCTGGACCTGCTCGGCACGCCTTGGATTGTTGGTTCAGGCGGCGGCTTGCATTGCTACTGGCCATTCGAAGAAACCGTTGACGTCGAGTCATGGAAGCCCGTGGCTGAGAACTTCAAGCGCCTGTGCAAGCAACAAAAGCTGAGCATCGACATGACGGTGACGGCTGACGCCGCACGGGTGTTGCGCATCCCCAACACGATGAACTTCAAAGAGAAGTATCCTGAACCCCGTCCCGTCCAACTGCTGGCCGAAGGGGATACCTTTGACTTTGAAACCATGGCTCGTCACATCGAGAGCCAGCTGACTGGCATCGCCCCCGTCAAACCTTCAACCCTTTCTCTGCCCGGCAAGCGTCCAGACGCTGCCCCTCCCTCAGCGACCAGTGTCACTCTTTTTGAGAACACGGCCACGCACTTCGGCAAAATTTTCAAACGCACCAAAGCTGGCACAGG